ATATCCTAACTCTACTCGGAGCAGATACTTCTTATAGGTTTACGGTAACTTCGCCCTCTGGCGTACATGAGTTTAGCTCCAGCTACAACCCATCAGCGGATGTGGGTCCAATGTACTTAATCCTTAACATGGATTCAGTCGAAGATATCATAAACCCAAACTCAGTTATTACTACAGTATCCGCAGTTTATTCAAGGGTTACAGATGAAGAAGCATTGGCCCACTCTCAAAGTAATGGATTTAATCTCACTAAATTAAACTTAGACTACAGAGATCCGTTTGTTAATTATGTAAAAGATACTAGCACAATTACATTTCAATGCCAAGAATTTAATTTAAGATCATTTGAAAGCAATACTACTTTTAGAAACAAAATAATGCTGAGAAATATACCACAGGGTATAATACTGACTCCTGGGCGTGGAAGCGAGCACAATCCATTTAACGGACGATCATCCATAGTTTCCTATGACGGGGGCAAAGTAGTTCGGGTCTTCGCTGGGAATGCATCTGTTGATATATCTAACTTAGAGCCTTCTAAGCCTCCTATAAATCAAGAAAGAATCTATTTTGAACTTAGCACTAATTACTTAGGAGCATATGAACAATTTAACTCGCCAGATTACCACGGCTTTGTTTACAGCTACAATCCAAGTTCCATATCTTTTAATAGATCTTATTATTCTAACGGCGAATACACTAACTTACAGCCTGCATCTAGCTTAAGAACTAATTCTCCAGAAGGTAAATTTATGTCTTTGGTTAACAGTTTAACTGAAGTCGCTGTAACAATTAGAGATGATTTTATTGGAACTGAGTTAGAGGGTACTTTTGGTAAATTAACTTGGTTTGATATATTTACCAGAATTAGCTCAAACGATATTGGAAGACTTAATTACTCTAATTTTGGATTATTTAGAGATCAATTACAATTTGGGTACAGTAATGATATACCTGTTAAGTTTGTATTAAATGAAGGTCAAGGTATAATAACTAACGGTATCTTTGGAGATTATGAAAATCAAATAAACCCGCCTGCTCCAATTTATATAACTGAACTTCAAAGATGGTCAGATTTTGCCCAGACATTCCCAGGAGAATCACCTTAATGCCACTAGTTACCACAATTTTAGACTTAACTTTAGGTCATTGCCATAGCCCAGTAGATCATTTATTAAAAAAGGGCGGCGCGGGGCAGGCATCACAAGTGTTTATTGGACCAGCTAAAGCCGCTGTAGTTGTTGTTACAGACGCTTATACCCCCACAACGTGTGGTGATACCACTCACGCACCTGTAGTCGTAATAGGTAGCACTAATGTTTCTGTAGGTCCTTCAAAATTAAAGTTAGCTTATGCTGGAACTCAGTTATCATGCGGGGATACAACTACAGGAAACCCTACTAATAAAGTATTTGTGAACTAATTTAAAAAAATTAACCTATTTGAACTAATAGCGACATAAATAGATATAGGTAATTAATTACAAGGTTAACTAACTATGAAAAGAGACGTACTTAAAGAAGAAGTTGACGGTATCCTTTCCCAGGCTTTCTGGGGAAAGACTGGCGTTAGATTAAATGAGAATACCGAGGTTTCCGAGGATCATGCTGAGGAGGCCCAAGAGGAAGTTCAAGACGAGCTTCAGGAAGGCGAGCAAGTTGATGCCGAGCATGTCTGCCCACTTTGTGAGTCACACCTAGAGGAGCCAATTAGCGATGACCAGCTATCAGAGCACGTTGATCTAATGATTAACATAATTGACGAAATGGCTCAACTAACCGAGTCAGACGAGGAGTTCGACGGTGAGGAACTTGATGAGTCTGAGGACACTCTAAATCAGAAAGAAGATTGGACCCCAAAGTCTTCAATAAAAAATGCCGCGAAGACAGTAAAGAAGGGCTGAGGCTAACAACTTCAGTTAGTTAACTGAATGAGCGATAATAAATTTCCTGATATTTCGGTAGGTAATTTTGCCATGGACATATTAAAGGACATGGCGAAAAACCCTTCAGAGTCTCTAAAGCCTGCTTTGAAGGAATCTACTACTCAATCATTGAATGCCCCGGATATCAGTAAAATTAAAGTTCCTAATGATTATGTATCAATGGTCCTAGGTGAAAAGAAGCAAGCCCCTAAGAAAGTCCAAAAGATACAAGAATCAACTGAAAATAGACTAGAGAATCTTATTGGGCGTTTATCTTCATTAATGACTGAAGCTAAACAATTACTAAGTGAGATGTCCCCCGGAACTACTACGGTCAATAATGTCGGAACTAATACTTCGGGGAAACCTAAGAAAAATTCGGGGAAACTTAACAAAAATAGTAAGTTAAATAGCTGCATCAACAGGTTAATGAGAAAGTATGGTTAATTTAATTGAATTACTTAATGAAGCTTATCAATTAGTTGAGCGCAGGACAGAAAAAGGAAAAGGGTCAAGAGAGGGCAGAGCCGCAATTCAAAGCTCTAATATGAAGAAAGCCCATACGACCCCAGGCAAGTCCAGAGTTAGAGTTTACAATTCAATCACCGACGCTCTTAAGAACGGATACATGGGTCAGATTTTCTCCACTAAAGCCGCAGATCGCCTTTATGTAGTTACTAAGAGAAAGTGGGGGAAGGATGATGAGCAAATGGTAGGTGGCCGAGTTGCCAAGGGATTCTCTCCCGGCTCTATCCCAGCATCATTTAAAGATGTTAAAAAGTATGCCGTCCGCACTATGACCCGGCACTCAGGTGCAAAAAAGAACAAAAAGTATTGGGGTAGTAAGTAATATGCAACAACTTCAAGATGTCTTTATTCTCCAAAATATGCGCGTAATAAATGAGGGCAAGACAGGCCCTCTAAAAGTTCGCGGTATTTTTCAACGTGCGGATGAAGCCAACAATAACCGTAGAGTCTACCCCCAGAAAGTTCTTGAAGGTGCAATCAAGTCTTTAAACGAATCAATCAAGGATCGTAGACTTGTAGGTGAACTAGATCACCCAACCTACGACATGGTTAAGCTGTCAAATGCTTCCCACCTTATTACTGGTCTTTGGATGGAAGGTAAAGAAGTAATCGGCGAAGCTGAAATTCTACCAACTCCTGCTGGAAAGGTTGTTCAAGGCCTTATCGAGGGTGGAGTTAAAATTGGAATTTCAAGCCGTGGTATGGGAACCCTAAGCGAGTCTAAGGGCGATTACAAGACAGTAAACGAAGACTTTAAGTTAGTTACTTTTGATATTGTTGCTGACCCCTCAACTCGTGGAGCTTATCCTACTTTAGCTGAATCAAAACAGTTAACTAGAGATAAGAGAATAATTGAATCAACAATTAGAAATGTTGTTAGCGAAAGATACTTCCTCAAGCTTCTAGAGCAGAAGATTGATGCTAAATTAAATGAGGGCGGGGTAAAAAGAGGGGAAGGGGAAGCTAATCGAGCATTAAATGCCATGTGGGGTATTAAGGGTGCAAAGGGCGGTACAATCCCTAAAACAAAGAGAGGCCAAAAAAAAATTAGTAAAATTGCCATTGGTCTAAAAGGAAATAAAAAGTAAAGATATTTTACTACGGAGATAAATAGTTTATATGAACAAGTCATTAGAACAAATTGCTAGCCTGTTGCCAGACGGTCTAACCGAGGAAACGGTAGAAAAGATTGCCACCTTGGTTCACAAGAAGATCGAGGAAGAGGTTAATGCTAAGACAGAAGACCTTACCCTTAAGGTAAAGTCTTATCTAAGAGGTCAAATTGAACGTCTCAAGGAGCAAGCCATTAAAGAACTAGAGCTTGAGAATGAGACTTATCGTAATGCTCAACTGTATGAGTCAGTTAAGTCATTATTTGTTACAGAGCTTTCTCACGATGACGAAGTTAATGCCATTAATTTAATGGCTCTAGAGCAGGACACACTAGCCAAGAAAGTAGATGTCCTTGCCGGGGAACTAGATCGCTCACTCAAGGAGAACGTGCAGCTTAAGAATGTTCTGAAGGTCTTATCAGATAAGAATGAGAGACTTGAGGAGAATGTTAAGCAAGCGAAGGTTAATTTAGCTGAATCACGGGCTGTCACCTCAATGAAGCTCTCTGATACTGCTGAAGTTGTTTCAAAGGAAAATTTCCAACGTCAAGGGAAAAGGTTAGAAGAGCGCAAGAGCGCAAAACCTGAGACGCATGGCAATAAGTTTTTGACCGAAGAGGTCATGAGATTGATGTCTAACTAATATTTTCAAGGAGAAAATCATGGACGTATCAAAAATCGGAGGATCACCTGAACTAGTTCAGAAGTGGTCAAAAGCCCTTGACGGTATCAAGAATGAATATACCGCTCGGGTTACTGCTCAACTGCTTGAAAACCAGGCTAAGGCTGTATTAGCCGAGAGCAATCGGATGAACGAAGAAGTCGTAAGCCAAGGTGGAACCACTGTCGGTAACATCGGCGTATTCCAGAAGTTTGCGTTCCCTCTAGTTCGTAGAGTTTACCCAAACCTCGTCTTCAATTACATTGGCTCAACTCAACCAATGGATGCCCCTGTAAGCCAAATTTTCTATCTTGGCAACAGCAGATGGAGCGGTGTAACACAGCAAACTGTCTATAGCAAGTTTAACCTGACGTACAATGCTAACAACGTGACTGCTACGTTCCCAATTGATACGACTGGAACCAACAACGGAAGATTTGATTACTTCCAAGCTACTGCTCTTGGGGGTGCTCAAGGTGGTGGTGTCAACCTTTCATCAGTTCTAAGCAACACTAGAGGTTCACCCTCAACCACTTACGGTGGTAGAATTGCTTCATTCCCTGATCCATCGACTACGCTAGGCTGGGTTGTATCAGCCGGTGAGCGTCTAGACGGCACTGGAATTCCAGAAGTTCAGTTCCACATTGAGCAGCAGCCAGTTGTAGCTCTTACTCGCAAGATGAGAGCACTTTGGACGATTGAGGCTTCTCAAGACCTCAAGGCTTACCACAATCTTGATCTAGAACGGGAGCTTACTGAGCTACTCAGCAAAGAGCTTTCACTTGAGATTGATCGTGAGCTAATCGAAGATATTCGAATGGTTGCTTATGGTTTCGCTGGTACTACCAATTCTATTGGTGGGTGGAATGCAAAGTCACTTGATCCACTGGCTAACTCAAATGCTTTTGGTAACAACTACTATGGCAAGACAGTAGGAACTAACGGTGCTCAAACTTGGGACCCAGGTTCATTCTCATGGGGTAATACCGGAGCCGGTTTTGGTGCAACCTCACTAGCTAGCCCAGAGCGTAACATTTACGTTGTTGATCTTGCTAGATTCCTAGGTGCTAACTATGCTCCACAGCATGTAGGCCAGCGGTACAGCAATATGTTGGCTATGATTAATTTCGCTAGCCAAGATATTTACAAGACCACAATGCGTGGCCCAGGTAACGTAATTATTACGTCACCAATCATCGCTTCAATGCTTGAGTCAGCCGCGAAGCTTGAAGGTGGACTCCCTGCCGATGCTGGTCCCACTAACATGGGTGCTAAGATCGAGTACAAGGGTAAGTTCGCTGGCAAGTACGATCTGATTGTTGATCCTCTGTTCCCAGAGGATGAGCTAATCATCGGCTACAACGGTGGAAGCCCAATGGATGGTGGATTCGTCTACTGCCCATATGTTCCACTCATGCCACTGCCAACTGTAACTGATCCTGGCTCATTCCAGCCAAGAAAGGGTATTATGACCCGGTATGGCAAGGCTGCTATTCAGCCTGCCAGCAGATTCTACCGTGTCATCAGAATCATCGGTGCTGCTGCCGATTACCTGCACCCTGAGTTGATCGGTAACGAGAGAGTCGGTAACTTTAACTACTAATAACTGGTAGGTAGAGTAATAAAAGCGGGCTTTTTAGCCCGCTTTTTTCTTTTTAACGACCCTAAATAACTATATGACAATCCCATTGATAACAAGTTACGGGTCTAGCTACGGGAGATACGGTGGTCAAAAGCTAACAGAGTATGTTCCGGGTAGCGATATAAATCAAGAGAAATTAAATAAAAACCTAGAGGCGGATGGAGTTCAATTTAATTTATTTGAGCAATCAATACATGATTATGTTTTAGCTCAATTAGGCCACCCTGTAGTATCAGTTGAGTTAACTCCTTTTCAAATAAAGACTTGTATTGATGAAGCAATATCTAAATTAGATTATTATGCTCCTAAGTGGTCAACGCAGTATGCTGTGTTTGATGCTAGTGCGGGATTAAACGTATACGAATTGCCTCAATACTTAGCTAATAATCTTACTTATGTTGGGTACAAGAAGGATATTCTGGGTTTAAATTACACTCCAGGCAGTTTAGGTTACGATCTATCGCTTGCATTTTTTAACACTAGCCGATTCTTTCAAGGGGGCGGGATAGGAGACTTTTTCTTAACTCAGCAATACCTCGAAATAATGAGAAGAGTTCTGTCTAATGAAGGTAGCTGGGATGTGATAAATGGAAAGTATATCCAACTTATGCCTATCCCGACCGAAACTCCCACAGCGGTAATTTTAGAGTACCGTGCCCTTGATTCTAATACGATTCATCATGCCTACCGTAACTGGATTCAGAGGTACGCCACAGCAGCCTCCAAGGGCATCCTAGGACGCATCAGGGGCAAGTATCGGACCCTTCCTGGCCCAGGAGGAGGGGCACAATTAGACGGTGGCGTTTTAGTCCAAGAGTCATCAGAAGAGAAGAAGCAACTCATGGAAGAATTGATGACCGAGATTCAAGAAGGCCCAATGTTCATAGTAGGCTAATATGTCTAATTTTGGAAAATACAAAACAAATATTAGTCTTCCTAATGCGGACGAGTACGAAAGTCCGTTCAAGCTATTTAATAAATTAAACGATCAAAATTTGTTTAACGCCATAGATGAAGAGCAGATTAAACTAGCTGGCTCCCCTCTAATGGTTTACAAGTATTACCAAACTAAAGAAGTAGATGATGTCTACGGGGAAGAAAGAAACAAGACTTTCTCGGTAGCACCTATTAGAGTTTACGGGCATTACGAGCCTAGAGCAATAGAGGAAAATTTAACTCAATTTGGAATCGAACTTTCAAACGACCAGCAATTCACTTTTAATAAGACTTATGTTGAGCGGAGATTGGGTAGACCTCTAATTGCCGGGGATGTAATAAAACCTGAATTTGAGACTATGAAGTACGAGGTTTACGAAGTCCAAGAGGATAGCTTTGAATCGTATGGAGTGTATCACTTAGTTTGCAGTGCAAAGCCACTAAGAGATTCGTCAGACGTTCACTTACAGAACCCACCTACTTCAGATAAAATTTACGAGTTAAATCAGCTAAAGGACGATCCAGATGTCTCAGATTCCAACTAGTAATTTAGTCCTTCAAGAGATAATTGAAAAAACAAAAAGTAATACGAGCATGTTTTCTCAAAAACTGTTCAAAGATACTCTTAGGTTTTTAATTAGCACTTTTGCAAAAATACATTATATTGACCGTAATAACAATGCTATTCCAGTAAAGTGCTTTCATGCTAATCAAGAAAGGGCTATAGCTAAGACATCAGTTGGTGATAACATAACTCTACCTGTAATCACTATAAGCGAGCAAAATACAGAGCAGGCAAAAGATAGGTCTAGGTATGGATCTTTGCTAGTGCATCAAAATTATTGGCATAATGTGCAGCAGAGAGCCGTAAGAACTTTAAGTTTAGTTCCTACCCCTATTGATATAAACTATTCAATCAATATCTGGACCAAGTACAAAGAGGATATGGATCAAATTAGAGAGTACATAATCTCCATATTTAATCCAGATATTGAGATCCAGACTAAGCATAACGGTAAGATAAAATCTTTTATCTTAAACGAGTCGGACGTAGAGCAGGCCGAAGCGTCAGATAAAGACGATAGAATTTTAAAGAAGACGTTTTCTATCGTAGTCCAAACTTATATTCCGAATCCTAAATTTCTTTACACGTCTACAGGTAAAATTGAGAAATTTATTTATAACTTTGATTTAGACGGATTATCTGATAAGGCGGAAGGCACAGTGAAATCAAGCTCTAAAGTCTGTCACGATAAAACTTGCACTTGCGAAGATTGTTTATTACCTCTAATCTTAATAACTGGGGATGAAGCCGGTATTCCAGTAGATTGTGAGGCAATTAGCGTAATAGTTGACGGTACGCTAGGGGCGTAATAATTAAAAAAATTAACTTAAAATGCGTTAGTTAAAGGGTAAATACTAATAGAGTTTTTATTTATGGCTACAGATACACTAGAAGGTCCAAAAAAAGTAGTTAAAAACTACTCAATCCAAGGTTTATTTATTACACTTAAGACCTCCGAGGGGTCCGTAGATTACTGGTTAGAGCCAAAGCAATCAATTAAGGTCCCAGAAAACCAAATAAGCCAGCAAATCAAAAACTTACAGAGACGCAGAATTGTCTCAATCACAAACTAAGGATAATTAAATGGCCGCAATTCCTACTAGCCCTGGCGTAGTATTTATCGAGAAGGATAACTCAGCGTATCCACCAAGCATTGAATCATCAATCGTGGGTATTGTTGGTTATGCGACTAAAGGCCCAACCAATGAGGCTACTTTAATCACTTCCCGTGAGAACTTACTTCAGACCTTCGGTAACCCAAGCGAAGCACTTCAAGGCCAAGGTCTTGAAGGCGCAATGGAAATTCTGGAAGCTACCGATCAGGTCCAGTATATACGAGCCGTTGGCTCAGATGCCCAGGACGCTTCTGCCGTAGTTAACTTTGGTGTTTGCCCTGCTATCAGATTTAATGCTAGCTCTTATGGAATTACAAACCCACTCTACCTTAAAGTCACAGCCAAGGACTCAGATGGAGTTGAAGTTTTAACTCAGCAAACATACTCAATTGCTAGTTCTACATCCAATCAAGATGCTGGTATTAGCCAAGCGTCAGCTATTGCTAGCATAATTGGTACTGGTACAGCTAAGACAGACCACATCGGAGTAATTTTCGACTCTACCGAAACTCAGGGGTATCTAGTAAACTCATATGCCGGTCGTTTAGCATCCCTAAGTATTTCAGCTTATACAAATGATTCTTTTACAACTCCTGCTGCGTCAGCTTTCTTCTTAGTGCTGCCAGATAGCGGAGTATCGTCTGTAGGTGTAAGCTCTGCTACCGTATTCGGTGCTGACGTATCTGCCGGTTCACTTGCTTACCTAGTAAGATCCCAGTACCCTGGAACTGGATATAACCTTTCAACGGTAGGTATCACGGGTCAGACTGTGGGATTGAGCGTTGAAGTTGAGAGCAATGGAAGTCCAAATACGATTCTCAGTATCAACAATGAAGGTGCTACAGCGGAAAGCTTTAACATTTCCCTATTAAATAATGCTACGTTCGTAGAAGACGTAATCAACATTGGTGTTGATAA